ATTAACATACTTAGGCTTTATGAAAGTCAATTAGATAAAGCTGAAGTAGAAAAAAATCATTCACCAAGTATCTGGAGAGCAACTAACTCTGGATTTGAAATATAAGGAGATAAAATGGCAAAAGGAAAGCCACAAGCAGCACCAGTAAAAAAGAGCGAAGGCGAACGACCTAACGGAAAAGCGGTCAAAAAGCGCCCAAAGATTTTTGACGCAATCAAGCGCAAACTGGTCCGCAAGAAGTAATAAAAAACCCCCTGCTTATTTAGCAGGGGGTTTTTTATTAAGAATTAAGCCAATGGTTTTTCTTCTTCTTCGTCGTCAAGAGCATGTAGCTCATCAACGTCTCCAAAATCGCTTAGATCGATTACATCAGCTGCTGAGTCTTCAAGCGCCTTCTTAACGTTTGGGTCATCCTGCGACTGCTTTGCAACAGCTGCACGGAAACCTTTTTCAATGTCTTCGTCGCTAATGCTGGCGTCCCAAGCTAGTTGTACACCAAAGTAAATGACGATTGACGAGAACACGGTCATAACACCGGTTAGAGCACCAAGTATTGGACCAATACCGGCAGCGGCACCAGTGGCCATACCTGGAATAGCGGCGAACATGATTACACCGATAGTTCTTTTTAGTAAATTACCTAGTTGTTTCATTATTTAATCTCCTGCTTGCAAGTCTTGCAAAGTTTAGGTGCAACGGCTTGTACAGGAGTTTGTGCGACGACTTGTTCTTTTTTGACGGCGGTTGCCTTTGGTGCGGCTTTAGCTGCGGCCTTTTCTTCTGCAATCTTCTTTAACAAGAATGCGTGGGCATCGTAGACCTTGCCAGTGATTCCTCCACCAGATGTGGTAGAAAGAGTGAAGTGCAAATGAACACCACTACTTGCGCTTCCAGATGTTCCAGCTCCGCCTACGGTGTCACCGGACTTAACTTTGGTTCCTACCTTTAGAGGAGACTGCTTGTTCATGTGGCAGTATAAGAAAAAGTGTTTTCCAACTTGAAGCTCAATAACCCAACCTAGGACATCAGTCCACTTGTTTAGAGTAATTACTCCATCTCCAACAGCAGGAAGCGGAGTTCCAGCCTTGAAGCCGTTGTAATCTACACCACGGTGGGGACCTAAGCCCATTGCTTTACGCTGTGCTGAGTGCGAGCCAAATGGATCGGCTACTTTAGGAAATGGTAAACGGTAGTTAGACATGAGGGATTCCTTTCGGTACCCTTCTATTGTCTACGATTTTTGACTTAGTTTCCGTTTATACGCAGAAATAAAGGCCTTTTGGTAGTTAGTACACACATCCATATTGTAAATACGAGGTTTATCTTCGATGTATTCACGCCAGCTTATTAGGGCTAATTCTACCAACTCTTTATGTTTTGGTATATTTGGGTTGCGTTTAAACATAATTAATCTTTATTTCTTAAAGGAAATGTAGCTATCCAGATAATAAGTGAGCCAATAATGCACCATCCAACTACTGCTTTAGCAGAGCCTTCTAGTACAATCCAGGCTACAAACATGCCTAAAAGCGTCCATATTTGGCCTATAAGGTCATTTAGGAACTTCATTCGTTTCGTCTTCTTCCTGATGTCTTATTTGATGAACTTTCTGAGGATGAGGCACCGCCACCACCAGAATTTGATGCCGCACTAGCGGCTGCTGAAGCAGCGCTTTGGGCAGCCATAGTTGCAGCCTGAGTCGCTACCTGGGTAACAATAATTGCAGAAACCACAATTTTTTGAGCCTTTTCTCTAACCGCAGGTGGCAAATCAGCACCAATATTGCCGAGTGCGTTAAATGCATCAGCCAGCCCTTGGAACGCTGCCCCCAACAGTGGGATTGCCGCAACTGGGTTATCGTTGTGGAATTCCTTTGGGGGAATTATTTTAAATTTATTAAAAACGTCTGTCTAGGAAGGTAAACACCATCAGCAAAGTACTTTGTAGTGCTCTTCTTTGGTTTACGTTTATCAGAAGCAGATGGCTTTGGGATGTTCGCTAGGTCTACCTTTGCTTGAGCAACTTTGGCTTCTAGGTCATCCACCTGTTGAACAGCGGACTCAATAGCCTCAAAAGTGCTACTGTACTCAGCCCTTAAGTCACGCAAGTTGGCATCGGCTACTACTTTATCGTCACTTCTGTTTTGCCAGTTAAATTCAGCACCATTCATAATGTCTTCAATAGGAATTAAAATATTACGCTTACTTGCTAACTCACTTCCAGCATAACCGTATGTAATTTGCTTGTCGTCATAGTCATTACAAGCGGCTTCATACACCACATTTGCTTGCTCTTCAGCGGCTACTGCCTGAACATAAAGAGCAGTCTTGTTGTTTAAAATAGCCAACAGTGCTGGGTCTTTAACCATGGTGACTACTGCATCTTGTGTAAAGAACGATGAAGGGGCAACTGTATAAGAGCTACCGCCTAGTGGCTTGTAGTAAAGACTAGAACAAGCACCGCCAGTCCACTCGTAGAACCACGCGTCAATAGCGTAAGACTTACCACCAGTGAAAGAAAATAGTCCAGTTGAGTTTGCTCCACAACCCTTTAGTGACCAATCGTTGATTACCTGAGTTCCGTTGATAGACATATAGAAACCATCATCAGCAGGAGCCTGGAAGTAAACTTTAGATGTAGTTGGGTAAGTAATGTAGCCACGGTAGTGAAGCATGATGTAGTCAGAACCACAACCAAGAATATCGCCACCGCCCCAGTTAGCGTCAATGTTACTTACAGTTATTGTTTTACATTTAGTGTAAGTAACGTCAGACCTTGAAGGAGGGTTTCCATAACGACTAACGCCTGTATAAACATCTACCTTCAAACCAGGAGTATTACCAGTGCCACCAACATTGATTAACTTAGTGTCATAATCATTCTGTGCCTGGTTCATAGCGGCTTGAGCGTTATCAGCGTTTTGCTGGGCCATTGCGTAAGAGTCATAAGTAGAGTCCACTACATCAGCAGCAGCGTTTACTGCGTCTATTGCTTGAGCGACTACTGCCTCAGCAGCACGAACATTAGCAAAGGCAACATCATAGTTAGCCTTCTTGCTGTTGTAATCAGCGACAGCAGCGTCTAAAGCATCTTGTGCTTCGGTAGCAGCAGTCTGAGCAACGTTAAGTTGGTCAGCCTGAGAGTTAGACGAGTTAGTCCAGCTATCAAGGTTAGCCTGTGCGTTGGATAACTGATTCTGAAGGTCCTGTATCTTTGCTTGTGCTTCAGCAACCTTTTGGTTGTAATCAGTTGTGCTGTCAGCCATCGCAGGGCTAGACATACCAAACATAAGAAATAGCGATGTGGCTGCTACAAATAAAGTAGAGAATTTACGCATTTTTTTCATTAACTTTTTCCTTTTCATTTTCGACATTTTTTAAAGATACGGTTTGCTGGAAGGCAGCATTAATTTCATTTAGGGTAAGCTTTCCATCTTCTAAGAAAGCCAAAGCAAGCAGTTCAACTACTTTAGCTACGGCCATCACACCGCCCATAACAGCACTAAACCAGATAGGAATTTGAATACCGCTCATAGAGCCTGCGACTGTACCAGCACCGATTACGCCCAGTGCCGAAGCGACAAAAGTTGCAATTACGCGCAACATAACATTGCCAAAAAGTTTCATAATAATTTTCTAAACTAAGGATTTGTAAGGGAGTTTAGGTGTAAGAACGCGGATGTTAAGCAGGTAACTGCGCGATTAATTTGACAAATAGGGTCAATTCCATTATCTACTAGCCAGGTGTGTTTTTTTGGCTAAACGTTGTTTAGGGATGTATTTCTGTGCTAGGGTTTTACCCATAACTGAATATAGTGTCACTTCGACAATAAACGACCCCAGTACTAAAGCAATGAAAGGTAAGGTCGCCAAATGAAAAAGTACGTAATTATAGCCAGCATACTTGTAACACTTGCTGGTTGTTCCGCATCTGCAGCAACAGCTGTAGTTCAACATGCACAAGAAACAAAGCAACACCAAGTTAAACCATTAACCTTAATTGAGACAGCTAAAGCACACCGCAATACTGCTCAAATGAGGCATGTAGTTAAGTATCTGAAAACCCGCGTAGGACGTACATCCTATGTATTTTCAGGTTCCAGTCCCCGTGGATGGGACTGTTCAGGTCTAGTACGCTGGACCTATGAACGATTCGGTATAGTATTACCGCACTCGGCAAATGCCCAAGGGCATATTGGAACCCGCGTCTCAAAACCAAAACTTGGAGACATAGTAGTGTTTGCTTATAACGGCAGCACTAATTTCTATCACGCCGCCATTTACATCGGAAATGGAAAAATCATTAACGCACATCGTGGAGCTCATGCCACGATAATTCAACCGCTTACAGATTACAAAAACGGGCAAATCCGATTTGTCCGTATAGTAAAAACACTGTAAACTAATTGTGGGCCGGATGTGCCTCTCACTCTCCGGCCCACTTTGCCCCTATAGCTCATCTGGTAGAGCGACGCACTTGTAATGCGTAGGTGACGGGTTCAAGTCCTGTTGGGGGCTCTTTATATAGACAACTTGTATAGATTCTGTTAAAATCTATATAGGTACGCCAATTGGGTACCGTAAATAAATACTGTGCTACGGGCAGTAAAAGTACCAAGGCACAGTTGTCGTCTAAGGAGACAACATGAAAACAACAAATCAATTCCCAGACCCATGGGATAAACACAATAATCCATATGACCCATATGGTAAGGCAATCCCAAATCCGCATGACCCTGCGGATATTTATAAAAAATGGCAGAAACCACCTGCTCCAAAGGTTATTACTATTAATGACCTATTTCCCAGCCTAGATCGTTGGTCTATTGGCTGGTCCCCGCTGCTAGAGCAGCTTAAAGAGTTGTCAAGTGCTAAGGCAAGTTATCCGCCTTATGACATTATTGACCACAAAGACGATACCACAGTCATCAATGTCGCTGTTGCTGGTTTCGATAAGAAAGAACTATCGATCACAGTAGAAGAACAGGCGTTGAAAATTGAAGGTAAAAAGAAAGACAAAGAACAAGAAGGCGAACTGGTTCACAACGGTATCGCTGGACGCGATTTTAAGCTCACTTTTGCCCTTGCTGAATTTTACGAAGTAGAGTCAGCCAAGGTAGAAAACGGGCTTTTATCAGTCAAGTTGTTTAAGAATATCCCTGACGAAAAGAAGCCAAAAGTCATTGATATCAAGTAAACTGTGATGGTTATGGTTCTAAGTGTTACGGTAGCACGGCGGTCTCCAACACCGCAGGCGTAGGTTCGACTCCTACA